CAAAACGGCCGACTCCGTAGCTCAGCTGGTAGAGCAAATGACTCTTAATCATTGGGTCGTGGGTTCGAATCCCACCGGGGTCACACACATAAGTATCTTGATTTTAAGGCGTTTATAAAAATAGCGCCTTTTTTTTTGTAAAAGTTTATGCTAATATAGTTAAATAATTTTGCTATCTTTGCCGAAAAAAATTACAAACAAATTACAAGAAGGAAACAACGACCCAATGATAAAATGGTCAATGGTCAAAGGGTCGAAAAATTACAAAAAAATTACATGGCAGTATTTACCCCAACGATCAGAACGACAAAAGATTTTAATCCCGTATACATCCGAATATCTCACAACTCTAAGACGGATTATATCAAAACAGGTATGACGATTCACAAGTCAGGCCTGCGCAAAGGGAAAATCACAAATTCAGAGATTCTTGCCATCTGCGCACTGTTGATAAAGTCGTATCACGATAAAATTAACAATGTAAACGTCAAAACGTGGACAGTCCAGGAATTGAGAAGCTATCTCGAAAATGAAAGCGTGGATATTTCTTTTACTGATTTTGCAAAACAATTTATCAACAGACTGATTAATGACGATCGCACAAACTCCGCATACAGTTATAAACGTGCCGTTAAAAGCCTGAATACGTATCTAAAAAAGGATGAAATTTTTTTCAATGAGTTAACAAGTAAGGTCATTTCAGGGTGGATTGATTCCATGCGCAATACAAAACGCGCAAAAAGTATGTATCCTTCGCTTGTAAAAACGATATTCAAAGCCGGATTGCTTGAATACAACGATTATGATTACAACATTATAAAGATACGTGTCAATCCGTTTGTGCGCGTGAAGATACCAAAGCAACACGCAGGCAGGAAAAAAAGTATTGAAACGGAGATTGTTAATAAAATACTTACAGCCAATATTGTAACTCCGCTTACCGTAGAATTTCCACGCAAAGAACTCGCACAGGCAGTTGCAAAACTGATATTTTGCCTTGCAGGTATTAATGCGGCAGACTTATACGACATGAACGAATCAGCCTTGAAAAAAAACTGGAAGTTATGTTATCATCGAAAAAAAACACGTGACAGGAGCGATACGGGAGCTTACATCGAAATAACCGTACCGGAAGTTATCCGGCCATTGTTCGATCAATATAAGGGCGTAAAAGGGAAGTTATTCATTTTCTCGAAACGCTATTCGGACGGTATTGGATTTGTCAAAGGCGTTAACATGGGATTAAAGCAACTGTGTGATGATTTGCAGATAGAAAAGGTTACTACCTATACATTTCGCCATTCGTGGGCGACTATTGCACAAAATGAATGTGGAGCTTCTACCGAAATGGTTGCCTTTGCACTGAATCATGCCCCGCTGCAAAAGGTTACGGAAGGTTATATCCGGAAAGATTATTCACCGATTGACCGGCTTAATCAGCAGGTGATTGATTGCGTTTTCACAAGATATTCATAAGTTACGCACAGATTACGGATCAGTTGCAATATATCTCTATACATTTGTTGTGTTATTCACGTGTCATGGGGAAAAAGGCAACATGCAAAAAAAATGAAACTTTGCCGGATAAGGCGATTAAATTGCTATCCAGTTCGAAGGTGTATTCAAAATATGATGAGATGGCTATGGAAATCCTGCGCGCTCATCATGCAATGTTTGTAAAGGCCAATGATGCAATTACCGAAGATGGTTTATATCAAATCGCTGAGAATGGTGCGCAAAACCGTCATGTGGCTTATGACGTGCTTCAGCAGTCGAGCCGGGTGGTGCTGGCAATTTTGAAAGAGTACGGCCTGACAGCCAAGGCAAGGCTGTATCTGCCTCAACTGGCGCCGGAAAAGAAACAGTCCAAACTGGATGAGTTTTTTGGAAAAGAAAAAGAAAGTGCATACGTGGAGACGTTTGCAAAAAATGATAGATGAAATGTGTAGCGTACGCAAAGAATGTGGTTTCAGGAGATATTGTAGCTGGAATACTGACAGTTAAAGCGTGCGAAAGGTTTTTGCAGGACATTAGCGAATGTTCGGAGTATTATTTTGATGAAAAAGAGCTTAACAAGGTTATCCGTTTTATCGGCATGTTCAAACATTACACCGGAAGGCATTCCGGCAAAGCGTTTGAACTGGAGCCGTGGCAGGAGTTTGTGGTTACCAATATTGTTGCAGTTAAAAAAAAGTCAACCGGCAAACGGAAGTACAGCTTTTCGTATATACAGGTCGCCCGAAAACAGGGTAAAAGTTTTATGGCAAGCGCCCTTTGCCTGTATTTCCTGATGGCCGACAACGAAGATGCAGCGGAGGTGATTCTTGCGGCAAACAGTTCGGATCAGGCTAAGCTGATTTTTGACATGTGCGTGATTCTTACCGGGCAGATTGACAGGAACAATGAATATTTCAGACTTAACAAACAAAAGTCAATCCTTCATTTCGACATCAATCACAGCCAGTTGAAAGTCATATCGAACAACGAGAAAGCGCTTGACGGATTCAACGCCAGTTTTGGTGTGTGTGACGAATACCATATCGCACCGACGAGCAACATCCGGGACGTTATCCGCAGTTCGATGGGGATGCGTGAACAGCCTCACCTTATGACTGTCACAACAGCAGGATTCAATAAAAATCTGCCGTGTTACAAGTTAAGAGAAAGCTGCGTTGACATTTTGAACGGAGTCAAGACTGACGAAACGATGTTTGCGCTGATTTGTGAACTTGATGAAAAAGATGACTGGACTGACCCTGCGGTATGGATTAAGGCAAATCCAAATTTAGATGTGACAGTAAACGGAGAATGGTTGAAATCGCAGGTTAATCAGGCCATCACAACGCCGGGCGATGAAGTTGGCATCCGTACAAAGAACCTGAACCAGTGGGTTGACGTCGCAAAAGTATGGATAAGCGAGCGTTATATTGCCGACAGTTTCATAAGCGAAATGCCGGACATTTCGGACGAAATCTGTTACATCGGCATAGACCTTGCATCCGTGAGCGATTTGACGGCAGTTGCCTTTCTTGCATTAAAAGGTGATGTATTTTACATCGACGTAAAATATTACCTGCCGCAGGAGACGGTTGAAAAATCGCAGGTTTATAAAGGATGGGCAAACAAAGGGCTGCTGACGGTGACTCCCGGTAATGTTACTGACTACGACTATATATTAAATGATATGGTGAAGGCGTCGGAAACATTAATGATTCATTCTGCCTGTTATGACACTTACAATGCAACACAGTTTGCAATCTCGGCCGCAGAAAGCGGGATAAACATGCAGGCATACAGTCAAAGTCTCGGTTCGTTCAACAGGCCTACAAAAGAGTTCGAGCGGCTGATGCTTGGCGGAAAAGTTAAGTTCACAAGAAACGAAATAACTGCGTTCTGTTTTAGAAATGTAATATTGAAAAGTGACTGGAACGGCAACGTAAAACCGGTAAAAACGATAGATGCGAATAAAATAGATGGAGTAATAGCAAGTTTGATGGCGATGGCCGGATACCTGTTAAATCCATCGAGTAACATAGAAATATGAAAAGTGATGGGATTTTTTGATTTTAGAAAAAAAGAAAAGAGGAATACGGATGAGATATGCGAGCAGGTTACAGCTGTCTCGCAACCTGTCTTTTCACCGAAATTGAACAATTTCAATCTCGGCCAGAAACTTGCAACCGTTCATCGATGTGTAGAGGTAATCAGCAACAGTGTTGCACAGTTGCCGCTTGAGCCATATTATATTACTGAAAATGACAGAATAAAATACAAAACCCACGTAACATATAATCTGTTAAACCGGTTCCCGAACAGGCGGATGACACGCTTCACGTTTTTAAAGATGATCATTTCGAGCATGTTATTGCGGGGGAATGCGTATGCCTATATCAGACGTGATTCATCAGGAAACATTATTGACCTGTTATATATCCCGTCAGAACTGGTAACCGTTCAAACGCCAACCGGTGACGCGGACATATTCAGCGACATAACTTATTCAATTGTTGGATTTAACAGGGTATTGGAGCACGATGAGATATTGCACTTTATGAATTTCACCCATAACGGAATAGAAGGAATAAGCACATTAAGACAGGCTTCCATGACCATTAATGTAGCGCTCCACAGCGAAAATGCAGCCAGAGGATACTTTGAGGGAGGAGGGCATGTAAGCGGCATATTGACATCATCCATGCCAATTAATGCAAAATCAAGGGAAGATATAAAAAAATCGTGGACAGAGGCTTACCGCACGGCTGATCAATACGGTGTTGTTGTGCTTGGCAAAGAATTGACATTCCAGCCTATCACCATCAATCCGGCCGATGTACAGTTGCTTCAAAGCAGGGAATTTAATGTGATTGAGATTTGCCGTTTTTTTGGCGTCTCGCCTGTGATCGCTTTTGACTACACAAAATCGAATTACAGCACCGTTGAAGCCACTCAATTAGGATTCCTGACAGAGACGCTGTCTCCGATCCTGGAAAAACTTGAACTGGAATTTGAAAAGAAACTGTACCGTCAGGGTGAACGCGATTATATTGATGTCCGTTTCGACGTGCGAAAACTGATGCGTGCGGATATTAAGTCCCAGGCGGAATACTATTCTAAATTGTTTAACATAGGTGTATTAAGTATCAATGACATAAGGGAAGAAATTGATATGAAGAATGTCGGGGAACACGGAGATAAGCGTTTCGTTCAGGTTAATATGCAGGATATAAGCGTCCCCTTTGCCGCAGTCGCAACACCGCAAAATAATAATCAGTCATGACAGAGATTCAAAAAGGCACAAACGATTTAGTTGCTGAACTGTCCATCCTGGTCAGAAGCAGTGATGACGGTTCACCGGTTGTGATGGATTGCGACAGTGAGATGGCGCGCGTGAGGGTGACGAAGTTTTATTATTTTGGAATCACTTTTTTTACCGGTGATATTGATTCGGGCATCACGTGCAGTTATGAAAACGGATCATATAATGGAATCGACAAAGGCGAACAGTTTGATTTTGCAATTTTGAATGATGCTGAACTGGCGACTTTAAGCAACGGGGCGCTGAGGTACAGGATACACATAAAAATGCTTTCGGACAAGTTTGAAGGCGGGAAATACGATTACAGCGAGATTAACAATACTGATTTATATTTAACAGATAACAAAAAAGAAAATGATAACTGGAGTAAATGTTAAACTGCCGCACATATCATTCATAGGGAGTGACGCTGTGCAATGGGGGCAGATCACGGGAAACATCAACGATCAGAAGGACATGATGGATTTATTGTCATTGCTTGAAAACAAAACAGATACAACGAACAGCAATGTAGCTGCATTAGAAGGGCGCGTAACAGCAAATGAAGGCTATATCAGCGGATTAGCGGACAAAACAGATATAACAAATGTCAATCTTGACAATCTTACAGACAGGGTGTCAACCAACGAGACAGATATCAGCGCAATTGAAACAAGGCTAAAAAATATAATGCCAAAGCTGTTTGTTCAAAAGAACGGCATTAACAGTATGCCGATTCCTGTACGTTTTCCCTATAACCAGAAACTGACCGTTTCGGATATTGTTTTATCTACAACAGCAGCAGAGGCGACATTTGAAATCGGCGGGGCGCAATTTGACAGCACTACAGTGATTGGTCAGGATGTGCCCGTGGGGACTGATTTTGTTGTCATGGACATTGACATCAAGGCCGGACAGGATTCTGGCAGCGTGCTAATAATCTTTTAATTAAGAATTAAGAATTAAGAGAGAATGAATTTTTGAATTTTTAAATTATAAAAAATATGGCATTAAGTAATTTTACAGTCTTATACGACCCTTTTGACGGGGCGAAACTGACAGATACAAATACGATTTTTATC